GAAACAGCTTCAAGAGTTGCGAAAAGAAATGATTAATGGCAGTTAAACCAGAAGAAATTAGAAAAGCTAAAAAGTTTTTAGAAAATAAAAAATTATCAATTAAAACAGTTAAGCCAAGAATATTTGCTCAAGTGGCTTCTAAAGCAAATGTACCTTTTGAAAAGTTGCTTAATGTAATTATGAAAGAAGTAAATGGAAAGATTAGTAATAGCGATTAAGAAAAAAATTAAAGAGTATGACACAGATTTAGGTAAAAATTTGTTGTCAAGAGGTGTAGATAAAATTGAAGACTTCAAAAAAATACAAGGAATGTCAGAAGGATTAAATAGAGCATTAGAAATAATTGACGAAACTACTCAAAAATACAAGGAAGGAGATATAGATGATTAGTCAAGAAATATGGGCAACAGATAATGATGTGCCTACACCAGAAAAAATACCTCAACCAGTAGGTTATAGAATTTTAATTAGACCTAGAGGTGTAGTTGAAAAAACAAAAGGAGGAATTATTTTAACTGATACAAATAAAGAACAACAAAGTTATTTAAATTCTGTAGGACAAGTTATTGCCATGGGACCAGAATGTTATGGTGATAGAAAAGCACCTTGGTGTAAAGTAGGAGATTGGGTTGTATTTGGAAGATACGCAGGTGCCAAAATTTCTGTACAAGGTGTCAAAATGGTGTTAATTAATGATGATGAGGTTATTGCTACATTAGAAAACCCTGAAGTAATAGCTCATCAATTATAATATACGTTAGCAAAACTAACGACAACATAGGAGACAACTATGATCGAAGAAAACAATAATGAGAAAGAACTAGAAATTAAGCTTGAAGAAGATGTATCTGAAAAAGAAATAGAGGTTCCTCAGAATCCTATTGATGCATTAGTTGAAAAAGCTGAAATCGAAGAAAAAGAGAAAGAAAATGATAAAACATTTGAAAATGAAAGAGATTTAAAACTTGAAGAAAAGAAAAAAGTCCCTGAATATTCAAATGAAATGCCATATTCTGAAAAAGTTCGTAAAAGAATTGCAAAAGAAGTGGCTAAAAGAGCAGAAGCAGAACAAAAAGCTGTTGAATTAGAGCAAAGATTAGCTGATCTAGAGAAAAAAACTTTTGATATTGCTAGTAAGAGCTTAAAAAACAACTATACAACTGTTTCTAGTGAACTTAAATCAGCAATTGAAGAAGGTAATACTGAAAAACAAGTAGAACTTTATGAAAAAATGGCTGATATAAGAGGACAAATGTCTAAAACAGAAGAACTATCTTCTGAAATACCTAAAGTTGAAAAAAAACAAGCACAAACTCCACCTTTAGCAGCAGATTGGGTTAAAGATAATCGAGAATGGTTTAATAAACCTGGTTTTAGAAAAGAAACTGCAATGGCGTATGGTATTGATGCAGAACTTACTGAAGAAGGTTGGGATGTTAATGATCCAGATTACTATATCGAAATGGATAAAAGATTAAAAACATCAGGCTTGTCTTATTTCAATAAAAGTCAAGAAGACGCTGTCCAAACAGACAAAAATGTGGTACAAAAAAACAACAGAGTGCAATCTCCTGTAGCTGGAGTTTCTCGTAAAAAAGGAACAGACAGTAATAGAGTTAAGCTAACTCAAGACGATATCAGAACCGCACAAACTTTCGGTATTGATATAAATGATGAAGCGGCACTAAAGCGGTTTGCTAAAGAAGTAAAAACTTTTAGCAACAATACGTGAAGGTAAAGGAGCACGACTATGAGTAATAAAATAAATAACGAAACTAGAGCTGAAAAAGCAAAGGTTTCACAATGGCGCCCTAGTAATTTATTGGAGGCTCCTGAAGCTAGACCTGGTTACAAACAGAGATGGATTGCAACTATGGTTTTAGGTCAGGAAACACCGACAAACGTAGCCAAACGATTGAGAGAAGGTTGGCAACCTCGTGACCCTAAAACGGTCAAAGATGCTGGTCACTATCCAACGATAGAACATGGTAAGTTTGCTGGTCATATAGGTATCGAAGGAATGCTACTCTGTGAAATGCCAGAAGAAATGGTAAATGAACGTAATATGTATTACGCTAAAATGACTGAGAATTTAATGCGATCGGTCGAACAAGATATCCATAGAGTTGAGCAACCCGGAAATCCTATTCAGAAGTCTTTCAAATCTGAAGTTACTAGAGGTGGTTTTAAAGAGTAACTATAAATAGGAGACTATAACTATGGCAAATGCTGACACACCTAATGGATTTATTCCATTAAGGCACTTAACAGGTGGAGTTATCAGACCTCAGGAATATCCTATTGCTAATAGCTACGGTACAACAATCGCATCTGGAGACTTAGTAACTATGACTACAGATGGTACAGTGATTAGAGGTACTGCTGGCGGAACAGCATTAGGTGTATTCTATGGAGTTGAATACATTGAGAACTCTACTGGTGATGTCAAATTTTCTAAAGTTTGGAATGCAAGTACAGCTGTAAAAGCAAATACTGCAGTAAAAGCTTTAGTATATGACGATCCAAATATAACGTACCAAGTACAATGTAATGGCACATTCGCAAACGCAAACGTTGGTGAATTGGCTAATGTTACAATTGGTACTGCAAACACTACTTTCGGTTATTCAACAGACGAGCTGGACATAGCAACTTTAGCTACAACAGCAAAAGTCTTGAGAATATTAAGATTAGTAGATAAACCAAACAACGATGTCGGAGCTGATGCACTTGTAGAAGTTGTAATTAACTTACACTTATACGGTACTCGTCAGGCTGGTGTCTAACCTTAACTAATAGGAGTTAAAAAATGGCTTTAAATAGAGCACTTTTTACCAAACAGCTCAATCTAGGTTTGAACACCGTGTTTGGTATGGAATATGATAGATATCCTGAACAATGGAGAGAAATCTATTCTACAGAGCAATCGCAAAAAGCTTTCGAAGAAGATGTACAAATGATCGGCTTCGGGGCTGCACCAACAAAAGCTGAAGGTGCTGCAGTATCTTATGAATCTGGCAGAGAAGGATTTGTATCAAGATACGTACATGAAACTATCGCTTTAGCATTCTCAATTACTGAGGAAGCAGAAGAAGATGGTCTATACGGATCTTTAGGTGCAAAATATGCTAGAGCTTTAGCAAGATCAATGCAACACACTAAGGAAATTAAAGGTGCAAACATCTTAAACAATGCAACTAACACTGCACAATTAGGTGGTGACGGAGTAACTTTATTGAATGCTTCACACCCTCTAGGTGGTGGCGGTACTGCTTCTAACATTCTTGCTACACCAGCGGATTTGAGTGAAACGTCTTTAGAGACACTTCTAATTCAAATCTCTGAAGCAGAAGATGATAGAGGTATACCTATCGCTTTAACTGGTCAGAAATTGATCGTTCCACCAAATTTAGTGTTCATAGCTGAAAGAATCCTTAAGTCTAATTTAAGACCAGGAACTGCAGATAATGACATTAATGCAATGAGAAATATGGGTATGATCCCGGGCGGAGTAGTCGTTAACCAAAGACTAACTGACACAGATCAATACTTCATTATGACTGATTGTCCAGATGGAATGAAACACTTTGTTAGAGCACCAATCAAAAAAGCTGTTGAAGGCGATTTTGAAACTGGTAACCTAAGATACAAAGTAAGAGAAAGATACTCTTTCGGTTTCACTGACTGGAGAGCCGTTTACGGATCTCAAGGCGCAGATTAATAATAATAAACTTAACTAGGCGTAGCAATACGCCTAGTTACCCTACGACAGCGTAAGCTGACTACTAAGGAGGTAGACTATGGGAACAACTACTTTTTCGGGACCGATTAAAGCGGGTTCGATTAGAGAAACTTCAGGAACTACATTAGGAGCAAATGTTGCTAATACTGGTTTTGTTGTAATGGCACAATCTGCAAAGATTGATATTACAGGAGCTTCTCACTTAAACCAAGTTTGCGGGACTATTCCTGCTAATTCACAGATAGTAGATGTTATATTAAATGTAACAACTGTAAATAATGATACTAATGCTGCAACAGTAATTGTTGGTACAGCAGATGATGGTAATGCTTTCATTCCATCTACAAGTGTTAAATCATTAGGAACTACTAGAGGTACTTTAGACACTGAAGCAACAAATATTGGTACAACTGATATTCAAGTTTTAGCTGACTTTACAGGTACTGATGGTGATGGAACAACTGGTAATGCAACTGTTACTGTTATGTATATGCAGAACAATAGTATTGCAGATGCTGGAAACACACCATAATAATTAATTAGAGGGCCTTCGGGCCCTCGTTAATTGGAGATATTATGTTAGAATTTTTAAGAGAAAAAGGTAATGCTTTAAAAAGTATCTTTGATAAAGACGAAGATAAAGAAGAAGAAAAAACAGAAGCAATTGTAGATAAAGCAGTTAGAGTTTTTGAAGCTCAAGAAGATTATAAACCCACAGAAGAACAAAAAAAATTAGCTGAAACAGAAGATGTTTCTGAAATGGAAACTATCAAAGATGTTTTAAAAAAAGAAGAAGCTGAAAAAGAAGAAAAAAAAGAAAAATCATTAGATGAAAAATTAGCTGATATTGAAAAAGTTATATCTTCATTTGGTTCTTCTCAAGATTTAGGTTCTCCAGCTAAATCACCTTTTACAGATAAGAGTTTTCAATTAAATAAACCAATAGACTTTCAAACACAAGTTGCTAAAAACTATGTTGCGCCTTATTTACAACAACCAACTAGCCAAGGCGACAGAATTGCGTTACTATTTGAAAGTTTAAAAAAACAAAATTTAATATAGGAGAAACAAATGGCAGGATCAGATATTCAAGCAAATACTGTTACAACTCAAGGTTCTAATGTTTCAGCTTTTGGTGGACCAACAAGACTTAAAGGTTTTATAATTACACCATCAACTACAGCAGGAACTGTTACTTTTGTAGATGATGCTACAAGTAAATTTACTGTAACAACAGGTGCTAGTGTCGATAGTGGACCTATTAACATAAGTTTACCAGACGAAGGTGTAAAATTTGGAACAGACTTAAAAGTTAATATTTCTGCAAATGGTGCTAGTGGCGTAACTGTATTCTTTGCGTAATGGCTACATCAAACACAGCAACTTT